AGAGACTTGTGTATTTTAAAGATTTTAGGATTATTGCGAATCGGGCGAATCACCCTATTCATACTAGTTAAATGCAATCAACATTAACAACAGACTATTCAATGAGAATCCTATTGCATTTGATACGATATACAATGTATCCTTAGCATATATTGCTCTTATAAGGAATAGAAACAATCCTAACCATACGAGGAATATAAAGTTCAATGGTGGTAGATCAGTTGACCAACCCATTAATACTGATACTGATGTAGGAGCAGTCGCACCATGAATAAGTATCATACCTATCCACCCACAAGCCTCACTCATCTTGTTTGATTTAATCTTTTTAGTTTTCATAATAAATCCTTTCTTTCTCAATTTATACCTTATTATACCAAGTATTAATCGAAAAGTCAAGGGCCCTTCTGTAATCGTTGCTGACTATACGTTACAGAGAATATGAATTTATGATGTTTTGTTGTTTATGAAAGAGTTGCGAATCACCCTAGACCTACAGTGTAAAATCCACAGTGCCTTGTTTATCTTATGTTGTTTGATTAATTTCTCTAATTGGTAAATTATCGTATTCATATCTCTACTCCTTTCGTTACCAAAAGTTTTGAGCGTTCCTTCAGCGATATGCCTACTTCCGTCTGTACGAATAGATGAACGATACAATTATTTATGTATTATCCGCTTGATATTATCGGCGCTTAAGTTCTAATTCTCTTGCAATCCATGCTTTACCCCTAGTATTTCTTAGTTTCTGTCTAGTTAATGCACGAACTCTTTTGATTGCTTGACCCATAATATCCTCATCTTTACTATTGTTATCTACAATCACAAAGTTGCCCCTAAAGAAGTTTTGAAACCTACCTATGTTTTTTTGTACATTGTTCCATGAAGTGGTTACAATAGATGTTGGTACACTTCTTGATCTTTCTGCATTTCTTTGTAGTGCAACATCAAGAGATGTATTGACAAATATCATAAATGTATCGTATCCTAGAGTCTCTAGTGTCCTTGCCTGTCCAGAGATTTTATCATAATCGTGTCCAGTTCCGTCAATCACAAGTCCTAGTCTACCTTCTACATAGTTATCTTGTCTCTTCTTAGTGATTTCTTTTGATCTATCTCTAATTTTATCTCTAGGTTCTGCTTCTCTATCAGGCATTTTTAGAGAAAGGCCAGCGTCTTTGAGTTTTTTCTCAAAAACCTCGTCTGAATTTACAACCTTTAAACCCATACCACCAGTGGTTCTTTTTACAACATAAGATTTACCACTACCTGGCCCTCCTGCTAAAAAGAATGCTTTAAGTATATTGGGATCGTAAACTCCTTCTTGTAGTTCTTTGTATGATTTCATGTTTAACCCTATCAATAGTTTTCAGCTGATATTTATCTTCTTCTGAAAGTGGTTCAAGTGTTCTGTCTCTATTTAAGAATTTGGATCTGTTTCTCATATTGGCTCTTGTCTTTACGTTCATGAGTATTTCCCTCTTTTTCTATTATGATTGAAGCATAACAAATGTACTATTGAATCCCCCCCTTCTAAGTGTAAAATTGATTATTAGTCAAACCTTGAGTGCCTGTCTCAAAATCATCTACCTCACCTACAATTTTTATAGGTGATTCAAATGAGTCTTTTGCAAGTCTCATTAGGATTGAGTGACTATTTGACATGTTTGAAAAAGTGTGTCGTAATGTAGTTACTAAGTATCTACCTTTGTAATATGGATTAATCTCTTCGCCTGTATGGTTTCTACCTTGAATAGGCATGTCAAACTCTACAATATCTCCACACGAAAGGTGGCTTTGTCCAATTATCTGTAAATTGACAGAAGCACCTTGGTTCAGTTCTATAATCTTAGAACGTCTTGCTAAAGTAGAATCGTGAGATCTGTCGTTAGAGTACAAGAAACCCTCTCCATATTTAGCACCCTCTTTAATGTAGGATGCATCTATATTTATATCTTTTGGACTCGCTGAAATGGGTGTAAGTTTAATACTTGCCTCTGGAAAATCACTTATTTTATTATCCCCATCAACCAATGAATCTGGATATATTGGATTATCATTAGAAGTTGCATCAAAATTAATTCTCTTGTGTTTCTTAAAATCCTCAAGGTAATTGAATGTTTGTTTGTTATATTTTTTCTGAAATATGTCATGTTGTAGTAGTGTACTTGCCATCATACCATTTCTATAAGCAGTTACAGTATCAGAAATTGCACCTTGTTCAAAACTAGTAACTCTTTTTAGTTCTTTTTCGATATTAGGTGATTTAGCATTATCATCCTTACTTTGAGTACCGGCCTCAGCAGCAAAAAATGATTGTTTGCTATCTTGAGAATACATACTCTGTAGACTTCTAAAATGTATACCTTTAGTATTTTCATAGAACACATAGTGTGGGGAATTACCTTCTTCGGATATTGCTTCAGCAGCAAGTCTCTGTAGAAATTCATAAGGTCTTTGATTGGGAACTATTACATTTCTATTACCCATAGATGGTTCAATAAAAAGGTCTCTTTTTGTTCTTACTTCATTCCTCAATATTTTTTCTGCAATCTCTGAACATGTTCCAGTGTATGCATTAGATACTCTCATCCTATGGTTTCTTAGTGCATCCTTTGTTATAACAGATATTTCTACAAGATTTGCCTTACCACCCATCTCTTGTTTAGTACCTATTCTATATACTATAAGTGGTGAGTTCGTAAAGTCAATATTCTGTCCTTTACCATCAAGCCCTGGCGTAGAGATTTTAAGTGTAATATAGTCATGTCCAGTAATAGGTAGATTTAAGTCTAGAGCATTTGTATCGTTGATTGTGATACTTCCAGACATTTGTTTTTCAAAAATGTTCTCAAACAAATCTACAGTAATAAGTAACTTACTTATATCAGTTACATTACCACTAGCAGTATGTAACTTAGCCTCTTCAACTTTAAACTCACCAGCAAAATTAATTCCAGCCATTATATCACCGACTCACTTATTCTTGTTTTAAATTCATCTACAAAGTCTGGAACAAATTTAGGGTCGAGTAATCTAATACTACGTTTAGTGTCTTGTTTCTTTTCTTCATATTCAAAGTTAGTTATAGGTGTTGCATTAGGATATGTATCTAAATCATTTACCTCTATGTTTACTGTTGTTTTGCCAGATGTTTGTGCTATTTCATAATGGTGTATAGAGTTTGGGTTTACATACTTATCTTTTACATATGCTTGGAATTGTGGGGTAGTCATAGGCCATCCATGATATCTATCTGTAATATTGTTCATCAATAAAATAACCCAATGTAACTCTGGATCATCGTAAAACTTATCAGCAAGAATTTCTGGTGAATCACCCTCTTTGATATCATATGTATCAAACATTGCAGAGTTAGTGGATACTTTTGACCTTATGGCAACTCTTCTCAAAAGATTAGTCACATCTTTTAAATTACCATTACCTTCATTGTCATAGGGTATTACTGGAAATGAATTAAAATACATCTTCTCTCCTAAACTGCAAAACTCTCACCACATCCACACGATGCAGTAGCATTTGGGTTAATAACTTTTAAATAAGAACCACCTAACTCTTTTACATAATCTACTGTACAACCTATAACATACATTTCTGCTATAGGGTCTAGAACTAGTAAATCATCAATAGGTTTACCCCATTTGACATCAGGCCAGTTTTTCTTAAAATCCCAGACATATTGAAATCCAGAACAACCACCCCCATTAACACCTAAAGTGATGTGGTCATTTTCTTTAATACTAGTGAGATATTCTTTTGCATTATCTGTAAGTGTAACCATAATTAGAATCCTTCGTGTACTCTTTCTCTGGTGATAAGTTCTAGTTCTCTAAAACTCAATGTTATGCTGGTCTCCACTGGTGGAGCACCATCTTCTTTTGCAGTAAATGTTTTATATCTACTTCCACCTTGTGATACTTGTAAATCTTCTAATACGCATGTAGATATCTTATGTAGGTAATCATTCTCTTTACCATTATACATATACTCTATATCAAATGTATTAGGCATTATCATCTCTCGCCCATTTCTAACACCATCTTTAAACTCTGGTAACATGTTTGATTTAAAAGCAAATATAATTTTGCGTATTTCTTCTGATTCTTTGTCGTTTCTTGGTATCATCTTGAATGTATACTGAAAGGCTCTTTTATCAATACCTTTAAATGCAAGTTCCATTCTGTCTGATTGAATAAATCCTTGAGCAATCTCAAATGCTTCTGTTGCACCACCCATACCAGGCAATGCACCTACCATTGAAAGTATAGTACCCTTTACACCCTCTTTTAATGCTTGTCCACCTCTATTAATCGCCGTTTTCATAGAACTTTCAGCACCCCTTCCAGCCATAACAGAAGAATATACATCCATTGCGGCTGCAGTTCCACCACCAATTGGAGTATCGGAATACTGTGATTTATATGATACTTGTACTTGTGGAGGCATGTACAATGCAATTGCTGTATCTAATCTTGTTGTTGGTGGTCTCTTTAAAAATACTGTAGAACCAGAAGTTTTTTTTGCACCGACACGGCTTGTCGCTGGTTTGATGTTAGTGTTTCGGTTTGGAGGCCCACCAGCAAGTGGGATATCAGCGTGTACTTGTTTCTGTACTTCGTTTGATTGTTTTGTATCAGTCTTGCCAGAACCATCTGGTAGCATTTCTTTAATGTATTTTGGAATATTTCTACTCTTCTCTTCTCTCTTCATTTGGGCTGAACCAGATTCTGGCGTTCCAAATTTCAATTTAGCGTTTGACTGTTGATTGACATAAAAGATCATGTAATGTCCATGATTACCCAATCCAGGCGCTGCTGTAACATCTATCGGAAATGCATACATCTTCGGTGATTTCGCTTTTCGGTTTAGTCCAGCGAAATCAGAGCTATCCCCACCTCTACCAGATATAATACCAGCAAGGCCTGGTAAGTTGCCAGATACTTTTCTTAATGTTTTTTTGAGCGTTGAAACTGCTCTTGATCTACTAAAATCTATTGCCATGTCTACCCCTAAATAGTTCGGAAGGTTATAACTATTTATAATGGCTTACAAAGGAAAATACCAACTAAAGAACACTCACAAGTATATTGGCAATCCTATGAATGTGGTATACCGTTCCCTTTGGGAGCGTAAGTTCATGGTATATGCTGATAATAGTAATAACATTCTAGAATGGGGAAGTGAAGAACACATAATTCCCTATGTATCTCCGTGGGATGGAAGGAAACATAGATATTTTCCAGATTTCTACATTAAGGCAAAACAAACAGATGGTTCTATTAAGAAGTTTATTATTGAAATTAAACCAAAAAACCAGTGTAGTCCACCAGAAAAGAAACCTGCTCGAAAGACAAAAGCATGGTATAATAAGGTAAAAACATGGGGTATTAATCAGGCAAAATGGCGTTATGCAAATGAGTATTGTCTGGATAGGAATTGGGAATTTAAAATACTAACAGAAGAACATCTAGGAATAAGGTATAAATAGTAGTATGTATGAGTATAAATGTAAAATATTAAGAGTTGTAGATGGCGACACAGTAGATGTTGACATTGATTTAGGTTTCGGTATGTGGATGCACAAAGAACGAATTAGACTATATGGTATTGATACACCAGAGTCTAGAACCAGAGATTTAGAAGAAAAAAGGTATGGGAATATAGCAAAAGAAGTAGTCAAGTCTCATATGCCCGTTGGTTCTACACAAACACTAATTACAGAAAAAGATAAGTCTGGAAAATATGGTAGAATACTTGGTAAGTTCAGATTAGAAGATGGTAGTATCCTTAACGACTTCATGATTGAAAAACATTATGCAGTTGCATATCATGGACAATCAAAAGATGACGTTGAATCAGAACACCTTGAAAATAGAAAGAAATTAGATGGCAGTATCTAAGTACATTAAAGCAGTTCAAGACGCGGCAAAAGGTCGTCCAAAGTCTACTGATTGGTATAGAGAAAAAATAAAAGAGTTTGGCACACCAACCACTATGGACTTAATCAGAGATGGTAAAAGGTCAACCAGACCACACTTTGGGCGTTTAAATATGTTTATCTATTCACCTAGAGATGCAAAGAAGTTGCCCTACTATGATACATTCCCTTTAGTTCTACCGTTAGAACTATATAGTGATGGATTTTTAGGTATCAACTTTCACTATCTACCAATACCACTTAGAATAAGATTGCTTGATAGAATAGTAGACTTTAGTAGTAATACATTGTTTAATGAAAAAACTATACTAAATGTCACATATAATAAAGTAAAAGGTATTAGATTAGTCAAACCAACTATACATAAATACTTGGCAGGATATACAAAAAGTCAATTCAGAAGAATTGATGCAGATGAATTAACTGTAGCAACTCTACTGCCAGTGCAAAGATTTAAGAAAGCCTCTGCAGCAGCAGTCTGGTCAGATTCAAGAAAGATGGTATAATGAGTATTGCAAAAGATATACTAAGACAATTAGGTGTTGTATCAGATGACATTGAAAGCGCAGCCGCTGGGTTTCGTAACGATGGTGTTGCACAACCTAACAAGTTTGAAGTAATTCTATCATGTCCAACTGGAACTAGAGGTTCACAGACAGGCGGCAATGCACTAGATAACGTATTTTCCCTACTTATGGGTAAAGTTAATAGTGATGGAACAGCAAGAGCAACTGGATTGAGATGTTCACAAATATCTTTTCCAGGCAGAACTCTTGATACCGAAGCAGACACAAACATATATGGCCCGACAAGAGAAATTGTTCAAGGATATAGTTATCCAGAAGTAACAGGCACTTTTCAGTGTGGCCCAGATATGAAAGAAAAACAATTATTTGAGAGTTGGCAAAGACTCGCATATAATCCACAGACTTGGTCTATGGGATACTACGATGACTACGTTGGTAGTGTCACTATATACCAATTAAACAATTTGAACGCCAGAACATATGGCATTGAATTAGTTGATGCATTTCCAAAACAAATTGCAGAACAAGCTTTGGACTATGCAACCAATGACTCCTTTCACACTGTAGGTGTAACATTCTCCTATAGATATTGGAAGTCTTTAAATTCTGAAAGTTCATTGCCTGCACCAATAGAAGAAATGCTTGAATCAATTGGTGTTGATACAGTGAGAAGGACGAATTTGAAAAACGTAGCATTTACGAAAAGATAATTAATAAAGGATGAATAATTATGGCACTACCAAGACTAGATACCCCTACCTATGAAATAACAATTCCTAGTTCAGGCGTAATAACAAAATACCGTCCATTCTTAGTCAAAGAACAAAAAGTTCTTATGATGGCACAAGAGAGTGACGATGTAGGCAATATAGCAAATACAATTACTGAATTAGTTGCATCTTGTACCGATGGTGGTATTGATGCACAGAGACAACCAGTATTTGATATTGAATACTTGTTTATGAAAATTCGTGCAAAATCAGTTGGGGAAACTGCTAAAGTATCTGTACTTTGCCCAGATGATGGAAAGACAAAAGTTTCAATTGATATTAAACTAGATGAAATTGAAACTCAAATGTTTGATGAACACACAAATGTTGTTTCTATAACAGATAAAATTAACCTTATTATGAGATACCCTACACTAAAGGATTATGCAAAATATTCCACTGGTGGGGATGCAACAATGATGTTTGAGATGATTAATCATTGTATTAATGAAATGCATTTTGATGATAAGATTTACAAAAGAGTTGATGTATCAGATAAAGAGGTACAAGAATTTGTTGATCAGATGAATACACAACAATTTCAAGCAGTAGTTGGTTTCTTTGAAACTATGCCTAGACTTAGACATGAAATTACGGTAGTCAATCCAAAGACTAAAGTAGAATCTACTGTGCTATTGGAGGGGCTGCAAAGTTTTTTAGGGTAATCCTTTCTCATGAAACACTAGAAAACTATTACAAGATGAACTTCTCGTTGATGCAACATCATCAATATAGTTTGAGTGAATTAGAAGATATGATACCTTGGGAAAGGGATATATATACTGGATTACTTGCAGAATACATTAAAAAAGAAAATGAAAGAGTAGAGAGAGAAAACAATAAGAATAAATAGATGTAAAGGAAATACTTATGTTAATTAAATTAGTAGGGGGAAATGATGAAGACCCCTTTAGTATCAGAAGTAAGGAAATGGGTGTTTAGGGCATATATTGTTTGGAGTATATGTGCTGATATCGCCTTACTTAGCGGCCTAATTTATTTGATTGTATTTTAACGAGAGGAAGAATAAATGGCAGAAGAAATTAAAAAGGCTGGATTCCATCCAGCAGATAGTAACGGTGATGGCAATGTTAGTCCAGATGAACATCAGATGTATCTGGAATTTAAAAGAAAAGAATTAGAGGATGTAGATGCGAGGCGTGATGCAATGAGATATATGACATGGTTTGCTCTAATGGGTATGTTATTCTATCCATCAGGCATTTTGATTACATCACTGTTAGGACAAGAAGTAGCTGCAAAGTTGATTGCTAATATTGCACCTACATATTTTGTTGCAATCTCAGCATTAGTTGCTGCTTATTTTGGTGCAAATGCATACGCTGATAAAAAGAAATAGGAAAAGTAAATGACTCAAGAGACAGAACGAACTGCTATAGAGTTTAGTGAAGATGGTAAAGTAGAACAAATTATTGTTGATCCTGCTGGTAAGGGTGATGTTCAAGCAGGTATTGAATTTATATATCACATGAGAGAACACATATTAGATGTAGGTGTAGCAACAGCATACTTATTTGGTTGTTATGCATTGTATCTATGGTTAAAGAAGGTAATTAAGTAATGGCTGATAAATTCGACAGAGATATAATTAATGCCCTAAAAGCAAACAATGCAAAACTTGCTGAATCAATTGAATCAGATAAGAAGAAAGCATTAGATGACAAAGTTTACAGTGCTGATCAAGTTGCAGAATTGAGGAAACTCTCAAAGGTTTCTGGCACCGCTGCAAAAGGTGTATCTAAAGAAGCAAGAGCAGCTGCAGATAGGGATATCAAAGTCTTAGACAATCAGGCAAAACTCTTAGGTATATCAGCAGAAGAACTTGCAGGCAGACAAGCAGAAAAATCAGATATTGAAGCACAAAAAGTTGCACTACAAGAAATGAAAGATGCGATAACAAAAGCTGGTGGTAATGCAGAAGAGAATATTGCACTACAAAGAGATGCAGCTGGTATTGCACGACAAGAAGCAAGATTAGAAAAAAAGAATAAAATGGGTATCGCTGGTAGAATGAAAGAAGAAGCGAAATCTAGAGCAGCAAATATGGCTGCAACATTTAAATCATTAGCGAGTTTAGAAGGTATCAAAAATGGATTAAAAGGTTTAGGTGGTGGTGTTGTAGATGTGGCAAAGAGTGGTGCTGGTGGATTAATTGGTATGATTAAGAAAGGTGCTTTAGCACTCTTACTTCCAGCAATCTTTGCATTTGTTAATAGTAAATACTTCGACCAACTAAAAACCTTTTTAATAAACAAAGTAATACCAGCAGTTATGGCACTTGTTAAGGTATTCAAAGAAGATATTTTTCCAGTAATTATGAAAATAGTAGATTTCTTTGTAAAAGAGATATACCCAATTATTGAAGATGTATTCCTTAAACAGTGGGCTAATATTAAAAAGGTATTCAGTGGAATTGGTGATGCATTTAAACTATTTCAAGAGGGTGATATTCTTGGTGGTATCACAAAACTATTTGGTTCAATTGGAACATTCCTAATAGATACCTTAGATAATGCTGTCACTGGTATATTTAATGTAATTGGTAAGATATTTGGATTTGAGGGAACTGATTCTATAGGTGGATCTATCAGTAAATTTTTTAGTGACATATACGGTAATATCACTGGGTTCATATCCAAAACTTGGAATGGTGTAAAAGACGGCGCAAAAAATGTATTTAAGAGTGTCACTGGTGTTTTTTCATCAGCGTTTAATTTTGCAAAAGATAAGGTAACTGCTGGTTGGAATGGAATTACTAGTTTTGTTAGTGATAAGTTTGCAAATATCATAGGTTTTTTTAAGGATCTGTTTACATTCAAACCAGGCGATACTTTTGCCACTAAGTTTTTAGATATAATCCTACTACCTTATAATCTTGCAATAAACTTCTTTAGAGATATATTTGGTTTTGGTAAAGATGAACAAGGTAAAACAACACCATTTAGTCTGGGTAAGTATATTATGAGTGTTGTTGATGATGCTATAGATTTTGTAAAAGGTTTATTTGACTTTAAAGTTCCTAGTATGGGTAAAATAGCTGGTGATGCTGGTAATATGATAGCTAATCTTCTAAAGTCTATTCTACCACCCCCAGATTTCTTATCTTTTGATTTACCATCTATGACTTTATTTGGTAAAAAGTTTGGTGGTGGTGAAGTGAACCTTAACCCTATACCAGATGCAGTTTATAAGTTTGCTGGATTAGATCCAGCAACAGGCTTAGATTTAGTTAATAATGCAAATTCTGTTGAGGCAGGATCAATTGATCCAGTTGCAGAGGCAGAAAAGAAAAAGATGATTACTGGTTCAGAACAAATGTCTAATCCAAGAGGTGGTACAACAAACACCACAGTAATTAGGGATGAGAGAAAAACTATTGATAATGCGAATAAATCCACAACCTACCAAGGGCAGTCGTTAATGCATAACAACAATGCCCCTGGCTTTGATGGTGTATTTTAGTTACTTGCCAACTTCTCAAAGTATGACATAGTATCGTCATCTTCTTCACTGACTTGTACTGGTGCTGATACTTCTGTAGTATCAACAATCGGTGCAATTGGGTCATCCATAATGGCTTCTGCTGTTTTAGCAACTACCGTTCCAGACAATACAATATCTAGACGAGTTTTAAGTTCGTCATAAGACTTGAAGTTAGTAGGAGCAAGAAAACTCTGTAAGTCATGTTGACTAGAAAAGATTTCTTCCAACTTATCATCTTCTGCAAGTTTAGTTGGTTCAGCAAACTCTGACTTATCATAGTTCCAGTAACCGTCTACCTTACGAATCTTTAATTTAAAGTCTGCACCTTCATCCAAATCAAAAGCATTTAAAGGTTTCTCATCTTCAAATGCTGGTGTTGCAGCTTCGGAAATCTTATCCCAAATCTTCTTACCATATCTGAACAAGAAAACTTTACCTTCGTTCTCTGGATGTTTAGGGTCACTTACCACATAGATGTTTGAGTAATAAGATAATTTCCTCTTTTGTTTACGGGCAATTTCCTTATCGGACTCTACACCACTATTCCACAATGCAGTATTGTGTTCTGACACTGGGTCTTTACCACCAGGCAAAGTAGTAAGAGAGTTCTCAATAAACCACTGTCCAGTTGGCCCTTGGAAAGCATGTGAATATAACTTCACCCATGATTTCTCAATTTGTGCCGCAGGCAAGAAACGAATAACTGCATAACCATTACCAGTTTTATCCAACTCTGGTTTCCACATTCTTTCGTCTACATATGATTTTTTTTGAACTTGTGGTTCATCAGCTTCCGCCATGGCACCAAGTAATTTGTCCAATGATTTGGACTTTCTATACTCTTCTAAAGACATTATAATACTCCTTTTTCGTATGTTTCGTATGTCATTGTTTTCTGATTTACGCCTAGAGTTTCATCCTTATCACCAATCTGAATAAACATGACGTTAGGAAATTCCTTGACTATCGTGTTAAACTGATTGTTCCAAATTATAGGATTGAAACCTTTGGCACTTTCGGATACATAATTCTTTGTACCCTTATACATGTTATTTATAGGTTTGTCAAACTCATTTCCGTCAAACCCTACCATGTATAATTCTTTAGCACCTTGTTGACATGCAAGGTGAATAGCAGTATTTCCAGTAGACCATCCTTTTGGATACCCTATGTCATTTACCATATCTTCACCTAAATGTGTTATAAACAAGCCCACATTATAAGACATCTTGATTCTTAGATCATTTTCGTCTGCATGTGGATTTTGTGCCATAATCTCTTTTATGTTTTCTTCTACTGATTCTTTTGTTTTACCTTGAACGACACACCCCCTTTGTTCAGGCATTTCTGTTGTTTGATGTACTCCACCATCACCCCACCCCATAATCAAGGATTCATAACCAAACTCTGGTGGTAGTATATCCCAATCTGCAAAGTGGCATTTATTGTTCTTTACATAACCACTTTCATATATCTCTTGTTGCATATTATAGTCTACTGACACTAAATTGTCAACAGTAAAATCACGATAAATTGCATTACACCCCCAAGTGGTTGTCCACTCGTTGTATCTTACTTCTCTTCTTGATTCACCGTTACCGTAAACTATGTGTTTCATTTAGACATCTTTCTGGCAATAGCACTATCTGATGTACTACCTTGTATTTGGTACTCTGATGTTTCGTTGTTAAAGAATCTCTCTTCCTTTTCAAACTTTAGTTTGTAATGATCTCTATCAGATAAGTTTGCAAGTATATTAAATGCAAGACTTACTCTTTTATGATCTGTAGTATTCTTTCCAAATCCATGATACAAATATGAATTAAACATAATCAATGAACCTTTGGTACATGGAAAAGACAATTGATTTGTAAAGTTTGGATTTGCTCTATTGTAATGTTTTCTCAAAGACATAAATGGGTCGGTATTGAAAGCAACCTTTTCAAAGTTTAGTGGTGGTTGATTAGGATGACTGTCAAAATAATACACACCACTGATTATAGAATTACCGTGGTTGTGCATATTTTGTGAACTGCCTGGATGTGCTTCGTTAATCCAACTTTCATGTATCCAAAATTCATCATATGCAATAGTCATTACGTTATCTAAGTAATCTTTTACACATGATTCAAACCATGTCTTTAATTCGTTCATTTCTGGACGATTTACTATGTTAGGGAGTTCATCACCAAACTGTGTTGTGTTTGGATTGTTACCACCTTGACCAGTAAACTTAAAGTCACTCTTGTAAACAGGCGGATTAGGATTATTGTAAATCTGAATCACACCCATTGGAAATATTGGAATACCGTTATCCATCTACTTCTCCATCTTAGATATATATTTGTCTTTTATAATCGAAAATGGAGTCATTATATATTTGTCTTTTAGATAAGCATCGACATCCATATCTTTCTTATTAGCACGTTTAGTTATATATGCTTTACGACCTTCACTTAGTGTTTCATAATCTTTTGAAAGGTCTTTTGAATAATTTAGATTCATTATATTACTATTCCACTTACTACTTCTGTATATGCTTTATTTATATCTGGATTAGATAATGTAACTAACACTATACCACCAGCACGAAAGATAGCACTCTTAGTGTTCTCTTCGCCTGTCATACAAACACCCCTTGCAAATCCCATTTTACCTTCTGGTGTATTTACAATCATCTTAGGATTATCAAGATGAACGCCTGTTTCATCATTGATATTCAATCGACCAACAAACTCACCGGCATTGGTCAATACTGTTACTAGATCACCTTTTTTCATATTATTTCCTCTTAGTTGGATATGGTTTACGAACAGAGAGTTCAGAGAGCCTCTCCACTAATTCTTTATTTTTAACAACCAATTCAGCGTTGTTAAATTCCAAGTTTTTAACACGGGCTCGGAGACCGTCACACCTTGCTTCAAAGAAACCTTCACTTGATTTTGACATAATTTAATCCTTCAATGTCTGTTTTAGTTTTAATATACTTATATTACCACAAAAGTTACCCTTTGTCAACACTTAATTTAATATTTTGTAATATTTTTCCCACTCTGGTACATGATCTAATAGACAAGTTCCTCTTGCTTTGTCTCTAGATTTAACGTGGCTCATGAGTGCGATTGTACCGTTGTGATCCCACTCAGCCTGTTCTAAAAATCTAATTACTTTTTTTACTTCATCGTGCTTTCCATTTTGATATAGTGTATCCAGATAACAATCTCTTACCTCTGGTGGTATTGATTCAATTCTGTATACATTGTTAACTACTGGACTAAAATTGATATAATGAAACTCTTCACACAACTGATGAACCTTTCCAGCATTTAGTGCATTTATAGTTGCGGCCATGTATGTCTGAATATGTGGAGATTTTTGTAGTTTCTTTATGTTAACATTTACTACATCCCAATCTGAAAGGTATCTAATATAATTATTAAAGTCACCTACACCATCAACTGAAACATTCACTATAACTCTACGAAACCTTTTTGTCTCCTCTATAAACCTATCTACATTCTGTGTACCATTTGTGATGACACGAACTATCTTTCTATCAGAAACTACAGACAATATATCATAGATATTATTACCTATGAGTGGTTCGCCACCAGTAAACTTAATCTCTTCTGCATTTTCAATTATATGTTTCAAATCTTTATCAAACTGTGGATTAATCTTTGCTCGTTTAACCCTCTTTTTAGTTTCTCCTAGTTCAATTGCCTCTTTATTAAATTGAGATGAATTACCAGATGAACAAAAGTTACACCGTAAGTTACATATATTTCCTCTTACACCATTCACAATAGCAGTATGCCAAAATGTAGGTTTAGAATCTGTCTCAATTATTTTTTCTAATTCTTCTTTCTTATGGGCAAATTCATTTTGATCATTAAACCTAGATAGGTAAAACTGTCTGTGAGAGCGAGAACCAGCTTTTTCTTGTTTCTTACACACTCCACAAATATCGTTAATAAATTCTTTATCATCATTATTCTTTAGTGCTGATCTCCATCTTACGTTTTGTGGGGCATTATAGTAGTCATCAAAAGTATCTCTAGAGGAATTAAAGGTTCTAAGATTGTACTTATCTTGCATATCTTTTTTATTAACAGCAGTCGTAGCACAACAACCTCGTATATCTCCAGGCGCCGAAAACATCAAATTAGTAAACGGTTCTGGACATATCCAATCGTATTCCTCTAGTTTCTTCATATGGGTAATTTTGCATGCTTTGGTAAGAAGTGTAAATCTCTTGCATTTGCTTCAATCTTCTCTTTCAATCCTTTACTAATTAAACGTCCAACTGTATCGGGCTCAATTTCATTTTTATCACAATAATCTAATACAGCATCCATGTGCGATATCTTCTTTTCTTTTGCGATTGATTCTATTTTCATTGAAAATGATTTAGAATTTTGTTTGAATTTTATCACTTTAGATCCTCATAGTTAATTAAATGGAGGCAGGGTTATTTTAGTTCCCCCAGGCGTCCAGCGCACCCTGCCATTGTGGAATAATACGGCCTTTTATATCGAGTCTACCTTACTTCTTCTTGGTAGTCCATCCCACGGTCGCCGATACAGTACACCATAGCTACAGATGCACATTCAAATAGTATCGCCTGCGAATCCTCGTTTTACAGAGGAAAAGGTGGTAGGTTTCTGTTGCTAAGTACCTACCGAACTCCGTGAGATTAAGCAGCTAGTGCATAATCCTCGATTGCAAAATTATCGTTTGCATTTGTAGTCTTGACCAATTACGGAGTCATCCGACAATATTCCTCGCATCTATCCTTGCCTGTCGATCCTATTTCACCCCCATAGATTTTGGTGGAGGTGATGGGTACTGCCCCCATGTCCAGTTCAATCTTCAATTTGTATCAACACATTGTATTATATTTATACCACACTTAGATACCATTGTCAAGTAAAACTTCTACTTTTGTCTTACTATTTTTTGGTATATGCATTTCCATACCCTTACCAGACCCCAAAAGACACGCCATTCCAGTTGTGTAATGTAATTCAATCAGAGTAAATCTACTAGTTTGAGGATTCATTGACCACATAATCTGTAGAGGTAGAGTTCCACCTTCTCTTGTTATTAAAAATGCATCACCACTAACAAATGGTATTTCACCCAATTCATTTCGTAACCAAGAAACCATTGCATTTATTGGTTTACATGTCATTGGCCTCATTATAACAAATTCTGATGGTACTTCTGGTACTATCTCTTTTTTTTCTTCCATATCACAACACGGAGGTTCTTGATTCGGTTCAATTGCAAATACAGTAGTAGTTAAAGCGATACCGATAAGAACACTAAGCAGTAAGTTTTTCACTGTTCTGTTCCTTTGTTCTAAAGACGCTGACTGCTTCTATTAACAAAGGCAAGTAATCCGTTTTGTCTTTGATAAACTCTTGAACAGTACCATCTTCTGTTACAACAAGTATAACCACTTGACTAATAGGTTGACTTGTTCGTTCTTCAAACATCTCTGCATATGCAGATCCTTGAATGTAGTAGTTTTCGTTCCAATCATCACTACGTTCTCTTTTTGATGTCTTGAAATCAATAATAGATAAGACTCCATTGTATTCTGCAATACAATCTACTCTACCGGCTACTTTATATTTATCAGAATAGAGTCCACACTCTTGTGATCTAATATTATCAATTTTGCATAACAGTTGTGCAGATAATTCTTTAAATAAACAATATGGAAGAAAATCTTTTTTATGTTTATCTTCATCAAAGTTATTGTTTAAATAATCCTCACACATCTGATGAACTTTTGTACCACGACTAGCAGCAGTTCGCATAACATGATTAGCAACATCGTTACCAACCCTCTTACGCCATTCAAATAGACCTTCTGCTTTTCGTCCATTAAGGACAGTGGTGATAGATGGGTACTTATTGCCCTCTGGTGTAAGATAGAATCTCTTACCATTAATATTTTTCGTTGTAACTTCTGGTAATACTACCGTTTCATGATTAAACATTATATATCCTTCTTAATTATATAACACAGTATAACACAACATTGCCCCATTGTCAAGAGATATTATGATTTTCTTTTACTACATACATAGTCCAATGTGGGTGTTTCTTTGATAAATGGACTGCTTCTTCTTCTTCTAGTTTTTCTCTTGATGGACTGTAACTTTTTACCCATGTTTTGTATGTGTTTTTTACAACCAACTTGTACTCATCATTCTTCAACCAATTTGCCTCATTCTTTCTACTAATCTGTCTGCCCTTTTAGTCACTTGACGATACCATCTGCTATCAACCATTTCGTCTGCAGCTGCGTTCCAATCTTTGGCATCCACTCCTCGTTTCATACCCTTAAATTTAGACAATCTTGGTCGGCCCATATTGAACATCATGTTTGCGACTATTAATTGCACTTCTTCTGGTAAATCATCAAAGTCTGGATATAGTTTGGTACAGTCTGATAAGACATTCTCAACATCTTGGTTGAAGGCTTCAGCAACTCTAACTTTTGTGATAAGCGTTCCAACTTCCCATTTATACTCTGGGTCTGATTCCAAAACAAGGTGGCCAATACCAAAAGTAGGCAGACCAAGATGGTCAAGATATATCTTTCCTACACTTCCCTCATCATATGCAATTTCCTCTCGTAGTTTATCTATATTCATTTTATACTCCTTAAGCTGCAAGTGGTTGTTTTGGATCAACATCTAAATGTTTACCCCACTCTGCATAGTAATGTCTCATACCCACTTCATCGTGGATAGTAGAGTTCTCATGTCTACCATGCAATATATTTCTCTTCTCTGTACCTTCTCGCATTGTAGTTCCTTGTCCACTAACCCCAATCAAATCTTCATGAAGGTTACGTCCAATTCAGATGATTGCGTGGCGGCATTGGTTTACTCCATTCCTATCCCTAGTTTAGTTTTTTGTATTAAGTAGTTTCTTACAAATCCACTTCGTACAATATCTCCGATTGTAAATTCTGTACAATTAAATTCTTTCATTTCTTCTGCGATTCTTAAAAAATCCCAAAGTCCATTTTTCTCGTTTGTTCTTACCAAATCACTTTGTGAAAAGTCTCCACAAAATGCTATCTTGGAGTCTTGTCCAAGTCTGGTTGTAATCGTATCCAACTCATGGAAATTTAAGTTCTGACATTCATCAACTATAACAAGAGCATTGTCAAATGTTAATCCTCTTAGAAAAGATGTTGACAAGAAAAACAATGTTCCTTGTGCTTTTAATCTTTCATACAAAGAAGTAAATGATTGTTCGTTTGGCATTTCAAACATGAACTGAACCATGTTAGAGTATGGAACTTGATACAATGCTGATTTATCTTCTTCATCGCCTGGTAAGAATCCAATCTCTCTTGTTGGTATAAGTGATCTGACTATAATAACCTTATCAATCTTTGATGTGTTATCTAGTGCTTCAGATAGTCCATTGAACAATGAAACAAAGGTCTTTCCAGTTCCTGCTGCTCCATATAGAAACTGACTTGCACCAGTTTTCCAACTTTCAAATACCACTTTTTGGTTATCCGTTGCTGGTTTAATAGCAACCATATTCTTTTTTGTTATTTCTAATTTCTTACTCATTTTCTACTCCACTTTACATAGTATCTTTTAGGGCCCTTCTTTCCTTCATTATCTAAAACTGGAACACTGTCAACCTTGAACTCTACCAAATCAAACCCATAACGATCTGTAAAGTATTTATTATGTTCTATACTCCAAGGAAAATATTCTACATTACTTGGTGTCAAATTATTAACCCCTCTTCTAAGTCTATTGCCAGTATTTTGTCTCCAAAAAATAACATCACCACTCTTAGTTATTTTACTTAAATGTTTTATTTGCATTTCTACATATTCTTTATTATAAAAATTTAAACTTCCTAATGCCAGAAAAGTATCAAACTCTTTATGTGGTGTGTAATCTTCAAATTTTATCATCTCGTCTGCAGCTTCATTGTATGGATCAATCCCATATAAATCATCAAAGTATGGTTTCCACATATTTATACCACAACCTATATCTAATACTTTTGCATCTCTAGGAATCTTTCTTAAAAGTTCAAATCCAGTGTGTCTATATTTGTAATATAAACTTCTGATTCTAGCATCTCTTGTGTGTCCATCTTTTCCTAAATGAAAGTTAGATGTATTCATATTTTAATCCACTACTTATATGTGTGTCTACCGCCAATAATTTCAGCTTTATTTAGATTGTGTGATGTTCCACCGTCTGTTACTTTTGCACCAGTTCTTTTCTTTATAACTTGTCTTGCTTTCTTTTTCGCCATGTTCTCATTACTACCGTATCTAGAAGCAAGGGGCGAGTTAGGATGTGCCTCTGCAATCCTAGACATGTTCTCTTTGAAACCATCGTCTACTTTGTGTGTTCTTCCTTCAATACCACCCACAATCGCAATTGCTACTGGAACTTGATTGATGTCTGGATTGTTCTCTAGGAATGTTTCTTTTTCAGACATTCCCATAAACTCATCCCAAACCTCACCGTCTTTATTAAATCTATATGTTGGCATAATTTTCTCCCATGTTTATATATGTGTCCATCGCCAAACGTATCTAGGATTCTTTATCAAATCCTCACCATCTTGATACATCCCCATACTTTCCCTATGTTCTGGCACTTGTTCTTGTATTCTCCAATGATCTTTTGTCATCAAGTTTGTATCCGTGATACCAATACCATCTATCTGTGTTTTAAATCCAACTTCATCACCTAACATTGTGATGTTCTTTTCATTCCATATTGTTCTTTTACTATTTGCATGTAATATAGCAGTTCCATCTTTTTTTAGTAGATACTTTATTACTTTAATGACTCTTCTATTATATTCCCAATCTTCTGGCGCATTTAGTTCATAAACTGACCATGGGCCAAAACAAAATACAAAGTCTGCAACATTAGGTTTGAAGATATCAGGCAAAGTATTTACATCTCTTTGTAAATCTACTTGTGGTAAATGTGTAAGGTCTACACCAATAACATTTCTTACAATCGGTTTGAAATAGTTAGCACCACACCCCAGATCAATAACTAAATCTGGTTTATGTGCCGCTATCTCATTTGCTAACTTTTCACCAGAGAGAGTTCTGTATTTCGGTAGGTTTTGTCTAGTGTCAAAATCTACTTCATTTGTGTATCTTTCTCTGACATCATCTATTTCTACACCACTAATATTTCTTTTTTCGTGTAGTCTGGAATCATAATCACTCATTTTGCAAACTCATAGTGTAACCTTGGTCTAACTTTTACGTCTATATGATCTATATAGTGAACTTTGTCAAATCGTCTATTCCATTCATTCATCACTTTACCTTTTAAATCTTCACCAATACCCTCTGTATCAATATTCTTTAAATCTGCCAAGTCATTTGTATTCATACCAATCATACCATAACCTTTAAATTTAGATGCATCTTTTACAGCATTTTTGTATAGTTGAATATGTTCATCTGACATCAAAGTTAAATCTGTATGTTCAGTTGCCATATTGACAACATCAAAACCAAACTCATCTGCCCATCTCTGAATCTCTTGTGTAGTCCAAGGGTAATATGGATATCCAGATTTCACTCCTCTATCCTCATCACTTAAATGTCCAGGCCTTACATGTCCAAATATTCTATTTGACATCTTACGAAAAATATCAAAGTTTACATAGATATCTTCCACAGTTCCAAAGTTCATTGGGCCTATGCAATAGATTAAATCGAATGAGGGATGCATTTTAAAATACCACTCTCTGATATTATCTATAACATCAGCGCCTGTCTTGTGTCCTAGTTTCCGATAGTCTAATAAGTCTATCCCTACAACACCTTCCAGATGTGGTTTAAATAGATTTGCACCACAACCAACGTCTAACACAGAGTTGGGTTTTAGTTTTTCATTAATGTATTTTACACCAGCCTGGCCAGTATGACTTCTATATAAAGAAAATGCTCTTAGTTGGGGATTCCCAGCAACTGAAAAGTGTTCTTTAAGTGCTTCCATTTCGCTGTAATTCATGTATCTCTTCCGTCAATTCTTTGATTCTTTTAATTAAAATGTACTTCTCTTTTGTAAGTTCGGCAATATCAAGCTGATACATTTCAGCTTGTGACATACCAACTTGGTTTATCTCTTCCATTTATTTTACCTTTCCATGTAGCAAAACCCTTCTTCTCATGTATATAGTAAGTATGGTAGGCCTTAATTGGATTGCCTGGTACTTTGCAGTACTCTGGCATACATTGTGGCATCTCTGTTAACCCATTCTTATCACATAAATTATTAGGTGCTCTTTGTAAGTAAATAGATGGTTTGCTTGCACCGTGTATTTTGCCGTATCTAAAACTGTATTCTGCAAGTGTTGCCATGTACAAGAAATAGAGGTAATAATAATTACTCCTACTTACTCTTGTCCAAATGGCAGAGGGATGATTTACATGACCTGCTTTGTATAAAACATTTTCTCTTTTGTCATGTAATTTCCATCGTTTGATTCTATGATTATTTTTAGTCCTACCTTCATAAATTTCCCCATCTATCAACCTATGGGCTGTAGACAATAGTTGTGCATATTCTGTACACATCTTGACAACATGTTTGTCTAAATGCATAGAAGCACTTACTCTTGGATCTTTATCTAAGTAGAAAATATTCATATCACCCTCTCACATTAAATAGAACTTGAGGACTCTCAATCCAAATATCTAGTATTCGATATCTCATATTATAACTCTCATCATCATATACCCCTAACCATACGGTTATCGTCTATTTTAATTGTATTAATCATACCACATGTTTTAGCAAATGTCAAGTACTATTTTTCTTTTAATACCCATATAACTGTTTCTTTGCCTGTAGACTCATTTATCAATGGAATTGCTGGTACATTTGGATTTCTTTCCTTGTACTCATATTCCCAAACATATCCTTGTTTCATTTGATTCTTGGATGTGTTAAAAAATTCTAGATTGTCGTAAGCAAAACTGCCCAACATAGATATGATTAATGTCTCAATCATTTTGTACTCCTATTTCTCCCATCTATAAAAGATGTGGGTTTGTATTGTTCTTGTTTTTGTTTTTGCTGCAGCCCAAGCTGGTAGTACATAATCTGCATGGTAGTGAGTTGCACCCTTGACTGTAGGTTCTAACGTACCAGTGAGGACACCATTCGCAACCCATGTAGCGATTACAAATGCATTGTGTTCTTTTACCTCATCACTTTTTCCGTCACAATACCAACTAAATTGGCATCTGTTTTTTACTGGAAAGTATTTTCTTTTGTATTTAGGAAGTGTTGCATCTTTTCTTGTTTTCCAAGATTCTCTAATCGGGCCTTGTTTTACAACTTCGCACACTGTATTGGGATATCTTGAATCTGCAACTCTATTCATCGTAACTTCAGCAACTGCAATCTGTCCTTCTATACTTTGGTTTTTTGCCTCGTGATACACATTAGATGCTAAGCAAATAAGTGCCGTACTAAGTAGTTCTGTTACCATTATTTTTACTCCATTGTTTATATTTGATCAAAAGGGTTTCTTGCATCCTATATGCCTGTCTTTCCCACGGTTGTTTACTATATGCATAGTTACTATAACAGTAACCTTTCCAATATACCTTTGATCCTGCTGTGTTATTATCTTTCAGCATTCCTTTAGCGTATTGCATAACATGTACCATTTCGTGAGTGACACAAGTAATTAGGTCATCTCCTTTTAAACTTTTTTCAATATCAATTTCAAAATGATTTCTATAATCGCCAGGCGAGCATAGTCCATCACAATTTGTTTCGTCTTTCAATTTTATGAGATTTATTTCAACATCAAGAGTTCTGAACTTGGGGAGCATTTCGTCTACACAGAAATATGCTATCTCTCTAACAAGTTGTCTCTTGGTTTTTGTACTACCCTCTACTGTAACACAATTATACATTCATCACCTATATTTAGTCATTATATAAAAAGTGGCAGAGGGGAAATGACGCCCCTCTGCCTGACACAACCTAATCACATTATCATCATATAGTGATTGTGCCTTCTTGATGTCCTCTTTT